CTGGAGTTTTCTTCCAGGACACGTGCTTTATTTTATTGCACGGTTTTGATGTACTATATATGTACGATAGGATTAAGTAGACCGATTTTCGATCTATTGTAAATTAACACTTTTGTCGTTGGTGATGTTTATTTATTCGCGTTAGTCAATTGTTTTATTGTAAAGTCTCGATTGAGGGTACAAGGAAGGCGCTTGCGCCGCGGTGGTTGCCGCCATCTCCCACCGTCTTGAAACTAGGCATTGCTTGCTTGTTATAGGTGTTTCGAAGCAGTAGTGTTGCGATGTTTCAAAAGTGTAGTCTGTGATGGACTGTAGGTGAAGCAGACACACACTCAACCGCTGTCTGACAGCAGCCGTTGAGAGCCTCGAGGCCACAACCGATGTACATTGCTTTATTTCAATCTTCCGCTACTAGTGGATCAATCTTTATTTATTTATTTATTAAGGTGAGTCATGACGTTTTGCTTGACTAGCAGCGGCTCCGACTGCGGTCCGTGTCCGGTGTGAAATCTGTTGCTGACGTTGTGATTGTAAAACGTGCAAACCAAAACAACAAACCAAAATGAATTACGACCAATCAATCGAATCAGATGGTTCTGCTGTCAGACAAAGTGAAGCCGAAGTTAATACTGAGGCTAATGATAATGCGCAATCCGTTGACGCTCGGATTGCTCGACGACATGCGTGGCGCTTGAAGAAGTTGGAAGGCGTCGCCCCCACACGTGAATATACCGCTGATCCCATTTTTGCCACCTCTTTTGATGTTCCGACGGCTTCGTCGCCGTTTTTGACTGTGATGTTACATAAATTGTTGATACGTAAGTATGGAGTTGGATTGATAACGGATAATTTGATGGAGGAGTATGCGTGGCTTATTGCGAATAGGACCTGTTATAGGCAGATACCTTTCGTTGATACCGAAGTTTATTTGGTGTTAGGTGAGCGAGGAACTGCGGAAAAAATGTATGATATTGCCCTTTGGTCCCACCCTGGCATGTTAGGTGTCCCACATGCGCAGGCACCCGCTCATTTAATGTATCCAGTCCCTGGATTTGCTTTTCGTATGCAGCCGAATCGTAAGATAGTGGATGTGTGGAATTTGTTCGGCCATCCGTTGTGTTTCCCTTTGACGGAGCATGTTAAGAAACTCGATGTCCATTTTATGTGTAGTGGCGTTTTTTGTCCGTTGGGGTACCATGTTGTTCCGCGGTATTGTTATACTGACGAGAGGACCATGGTCAGTGGGCGCCATAAAGCTGTTGCGCCTGTTATCCCCGTCGTGTGTATCGATCCCAGTTGGGAATATGCTGTAGATCCCGCTTCCACCCTTCGTGTTATTGTTAAGATATTTGCCGTTGAACTTGGTGATTTGATGCCAGAGACTATTACTGTTGATACGAAACTTGCTAGACGTGTAGGTGCTGTAGTGTTGGAGTTATATGCCGTGAGGCGTATTTATACTTCTAAGGGTGTCGACAGTATTTCCATGATGTCTGCTATTGCAGGTTTTGCGTTAGTTCTTAGTGATTTTGTTCCAGGAGAGTATCGGAATATGTTTTCCATGGAGAATATTTTGTCGGCCTTGCGCCAACCTTATGCAGTGAGTAGTTCTGGGGGATTTGGGGCCGTGTTGGCCCTGGCTGTCTCGGCCTTGAGTTACGGCCAGTTCGGGTGGTCTCCGTCGCATGACAGAGTGCTTTCTCGTCTTGCGCGTTTGACTATGGATTTTGATAAGCTTTCCCAGTTAGTTGAAGGGTTGTTTGATATGCTGAAATGGGCGGGTGAACAGATGCTCCAGTTTTTGGGGATGGAAATGCCTTCCATCTTTCGTGAGCCCCCTCCGAGTAAGGCACAGCAGTTTTACCGAGAAGTCATGATGATTACTACGATGTTTGGCAATGGTTTGAACTTGTCAGTGCGGACAGGAGAAAATAAACCCACCGTGACTCAATATGGAATGGCCATTGACAAAGCAGTATCTGCCAAAGAAATTCTGATGCGAGAACCGAAGTTGTTGTCATCCGAGGAGATGCGCCTCATTGGCTCGGCTGTGCCAATACTTGATGAACATGCGCAAAATCACCAGAATATTTCTAATGGTCAATCCCGGCTGCCTATAATGGTTAGTATCATTGGTTCACCTGGGACTGGGAAAACCAGCAGAGTCTTTAAAGTTTTGACTAAGACAATGAATGCGTATTTAGGCATCCCATTGACGGGGAAAGAGTTTAAATCGTCATACGTTGTTTGGTCCACCAATCCGTTTCAGGAGCGGGTTGCACAGCAGCCAACTTTATTGTTTGATGATCCTTTCTTATTGGCTAATCACGCTGATGAATCTGTCAAGCAGTGTATTGCGGCACTCACATCGTTGGGCGGAGGCCTTGGAGCGGACATTAATCGTGCTCATATAGGTGGCAAAGGTCACGTTATGTTCCCCCATCAGGTTATTGTCACTGGCAATCGCTCCGTACACGATACTCCTGCGTTGAAAACGCCAGCCGCTTTTTTGAGGAGGATAGTGTTGGAGTTTGGTTCGTCTATAGAGAACGGCATCATGAAGATTGCCCCTCTTGAAGCTAGGTATAAAGGTTCCACCTGGTATCATGCGCCTATTATCAACAAAAACACAGGCCAACCGTATGTTTTGACCCTAGAGGAGCTCGGTCCATGGTATTATGCGTATATTAAGAGGTATTTTGATGTCGTGCAGCAAGTATCTACGCTTGATGATTTTTTGGATGGCAATTGCGAACATGGATTTTTGAAGTTGAGCAACGAGTGTCCGGATTGTGGGATCAATTTGAACGCAGATTTGAGTTTTGGGATGCCTTTCATTGACAAGAGGTTGGTGCATCTGGAAGGGAGGCAAGAACAAGAAGAAGAACGGCCACCGGACCAACATGAAGAATATCAGGCGGTGAGCGGTTTCCGCACTGCCGCTATTGTTGCGGCCTCTGCGGGGCTGACTCTTTCTGCCAATGAGATGCTTTATCAAGCCCATCGACCCCAATTACGCATAAGGCGTCTTACAGACACTGTTACGCTTTATATTTCCGATTTTCTTAGTGGGCTTGTTGGGAGTATGTGTTTCTTTGTGCTTGGATGCTGGTGGGTTGCGCCATGGGTAGGAGCTTCATATCTCCTCCATGCATATAGTCTACAGTACTTTGGAGTTAACACTGTGAGGAGTCGGGCTGTTGAGCAGTATATGTATGCTTTGCCGTCGTTGTTGATTGCTTCCGTTTACCCCTCCACTGTGCCTCTCAGTGTTGTTTATTCGCTTGCCATTAGACCTCTTCTGGCCGGCGTCATATATCGACATGGGTTGTATATTTTCATAGGTATGCACCAATTCTTTCAGCTTCATGTGCAGCAAGACGTGGATGGATCAGGGCCATTTTGGACCAGAATTTATTCGTTGTTTGCTGTGACACGAAGCTTGGGATCTTGGGCGATGTTCCCTATTACGATTGCTGGTGTGCGGAAGCCTCGTATCCTGTGGGTTGTTGGTGTTTTAGGGACAATTGCTGCTCTCGACAAGTTGATATCTGCGGTGTTGAAGTTTCTTGAATCACGAGATTATCGTGCAACTGGAGGCACGTTCAGTACACCAACACCTGAGCATCCTTGGGGAGTTGAGAAAGCTGGACTATCGAAACAGAGTACAGGGAAAACGGAAACAGAAACCGCGGTTACTGTGCAGAAGCAAAATCTGTTTTCGTTACAATTGAAGTTTGATGATGATGCCGGGCAAGAGAAGCGCGTTAATGTTGGTGTCGGCTTCGTTTCAGGAACAGATTTGCACACTTGTCTCCATAATTTGGGTCAGTGTCACCTCGAAGATAGGACATACGTGTTCGACCGGCCTGGTTTGTTGACGTGTGAGAGTTTTGACACCTACGAGATGGAGTATGAGAAGGTTCCTGTACGTCGCCCGCGTAAGGTTTTCCAGATTAGAATCAATCGTTTGTCCGCCGATACAGAGATGTTTCTCAAAGGACCTGATTGGGTAGTATTGCGAAATCTGGAAATTGAGCGCTGCCCATCGTTGGATAAGTTGGGTCTTTTCGAAAACGACGCAAAAAGAGATTATGAGGGCGCTATATTGACTGCCATCACTGTCGAAGAAGGGGCTGTGGCCGTTAAGTGGTCCCGCGGCAAGACCTTGCAGTATTTTGATGCTGGCAAGCAAGGCGGCAATGTTGGTGGGCCGTATGAAGCTAGGTTTTTCCCTATGCAACATGTTGCCCCTGGCGGGAGCGGATCGCCTGTCCTTATCACATTAGGCGGTAAAACATTCCTTTACGGGATGGTTGTGGCATCCAATGCAATTACTAATGAGCTTGGTTGTGTGCAACACGTGGGGCGTCTCAGCCCCACTGCCGGTTATTCATACGCTACCACTGTGGAGGAGAGGTTGGTTGAGTTTGGGTATCAGGTTCGTGAAGCCCACAAGAACTCGCGCTTTGTGGTTGCGCCTGTTCCTGAGCTGCGAGCTGCACCGCTCTGTAGTGTTAGGGCGAGCGGAGACAGCGTTTATAAGGTGCCGGCTACTAGTGAGCCGAAGAATAGGCATTGTTCGCGACGCGAGGGGGTGCTCTCATTAAGCATTCCCACGTTTTTGGGACCTTTGCGTTATGAGGAGTATGGCCCGACGGATGTGGAACTGGATAAGTCTGTCGAGCCGTGGGTTTCTCCTTATACCAATAGCCTGTTGCAAACGAAGTCTGTTTGTGCCCTTGGAGGGGAAGCCGGTAGGCTGAAAGTGGTGCGGGAAGTCGTGAAACTGCTTATGAAGAGTATAGTTGTGTGTCAAGAGCGTATTTTGCCGTTGGACGATTTTGAGACGGTTAACGGCTATTGGAATGGGCGACGTAAGGTGCCAGGTGTTAAGATGTCGTCTAACACTGGTATGCCTTACTGCCTGCCAGAGAAGAAGGCCATGTTTATACAACAGAAAGATGGTACCTATGTGATGGGGCCTTTGTTAGAGGCGGATTTTAAGTTCGCGTTGGTGCAGCTCAAAAAGGGGGAGCCCATCGCCTTGCCGTATATAGTGGCTTTTAAGCGGGAGGTAGGTAAGATCACCCAAGGTGAGGACGGTATCCCTCGCAAGAAGAAGGCGAGGGTTTTTGCCATGGTGTCCCTGTTGTTGTTGTTGGCGTGTCGAAAATATTTTTGTCCGATTATGGACTTCATTGTGTCCCACCCCGATTTGTATGGGTGTGCTATTTCTGTGTCTGCCTTTTCTAAGGAATGGGAAGACATATACCACAGACTGGTGCGTCCTGGGTGTGTCATTCTGGAGGGAGACTATATGAAGTATGACAAAACTATGACGGGTGCGCAAATGGAAGAAGGTGGAGAAGTGTTAATCGATATTGCTGTGCATCTTGGTTACAGTGATGAAGATATTGTGGTTTGCCGTGCGATTCTCGCTGATATTGTGTATCATGTTGAAATGTATCGAGGCGATTTGTATCAATTCGGTGGTAATTCCCCGTCGGGACATCCACTCACGGCTCATTTAAATTCGGTTGTTAATTTGTTGATCAGCCTGTCGGCTTTGTCAATTGCCAGAAAACAACCGGTGCAGGAGGTGATCACCTATTCTCGTTTCGCTATTCTTGGTGATGATCTTCTTGTTTCCACTTTGCCCATGGATGGGCTTGGTGAGAAGTTTTCTGAGGCGATGTTCGAACAACATGGTCAGCGGGTGACCTCGCCTGTTGATAAGAAGCTTCCAATACAACAGGTGTCGCCGCACGACATGACGTTTTTAAAAAGGAAGTTTGTGAAAATGGACCCAAAGTATGGGGGCCGTATTGTGGGGCAACTTGCGGTCGAGTCAATGCGGAAAACATTGTTGTGGCGAGTTGACCGGGCCCCGAGTACCGAGACAGAAGTGGGAGCAATGAATTCGTTGCTCATTGAGTCTCTATTCCACGGCCAGGAGGCCTACGATCGAATGCGCAGATTTTGTCGAGAGTATTTGCGGGAGCTCCCTAGATTCGTGCCGGGGTTCCCACGCGTTGATGAAAAGATGTTCCTCATCCAAGGGGATTATCAGGTGTTATTGGAGTATTACTTCAATTTCGGAGAGCACCCTGCATATGAGGATGATGATGAGGAGGGTCTTGAGGTCGCCTCAGTCTTTTAAGACTGAGGCGAGGGTTGCCCTTTGGGCACGCGAATCGGCGTGCGGTTCTTGAGTCCGGAGCTCGGCTCCGCCGTCGCCGCCCGCCACGAACCTACCTACTGGCGGGCGTAATTAGGTAGGCTTTTTGTCCCCCGTGTGTTCGTCGTGACATACTTGTGGGGTGTCGGTTAGCCAACCGATCTTAGCGGCAATGCTTCTTTACCGGTTAGTTATACTTTTAGGACCGGTAATAGCGGATATTTAAAAGCAAAAAGTACTCCTTATCTTCACTATGGATAATCAAACAAATAGTACTTCTGAGAAATCAGAGAAAAACGAAAGTGGATATAGTCAGTCTGGTCAGGCTGCCCCGGAGGCTGGGGCGTCTAACACCGTCGTTGCCAAATTTGGCAAAGACGAGTCTGTTTTAGTTTATGGGCGGAACTCAAAACATGACATTGTACCTGGACTGTCGTCGTATCACCAAGACACCATTGCTAACTTCTTACGCCGTCCTGTGCGCGCGTACACGTCGTCGTGGGCACTTGGTGCTTCGGTGGATACTGCTGTTGATTTGTGGCCGGCGTTTTTGGGCGACACGTTCATTGCCGATAAGGTGGCGAACTATCGATTTATACGCGGCACTATATGTGCGCGTGTAATTATCACTGGGTCGCCTTACCACGTTGGGATGATGCTCGTGACTGCACTGAATTGGCCCAATCGGCAAGGCACGCGCCCCTACGGTGACCTTTCTCATCCGTTTACTGATCAGTTGGTTGTGCGCTCGACGGCGGATTTGGTGGGGTTTTTGAACCCCGCATCTGACACCAGCCTAGAGTTCCGTGTTCCTTTTGTGCACAACAGGCATTACATTGATCTTGCTACCTCGTCAACTTACACTGGTATTGCTCAAATCTATCTTACGTCTTTTGGCACTTTACAATCAGCATCTCCTGGGGTTGTGACCGACCCTACTGTGCAGATTTATGTGTGGCTCGAAGACGCAGAGCTTACCATGCCTCGTGCGGTTGGCTCTTTGCGAAAGAGCGCTAAGGTTAAGCGCGTCAAGATCAATGCTGCTCCAACTGAACAGGATCAAGCTACTTCTGGCGGGCCGATCAGCAATGTCGCTAGTGTGGTGGGCACCATTGCGGGGCGGCTTACCGATATACCGTATATTGGTTCTATGGCAAAAGCTACTGAGATTGGCGCTAGGGCGATTGGAGGAATCGCAAAGTTGTTTGGCTTTTCGACCCCTACTATGCTACCTTCGCTGACTTATGTGCTCAATCGCCATCTCCCGTTTATGGCCTCCACTGAAGCTCCAACTCCCAGTGAGCTTTTGGCTCTTGACCCGCGCAATGAAGTTACCATTGATCCTATGGCGTCTGGAGATCCTGACGGTGAGGATACGCTTGCTATCATGTCCATTGCGAAGCGTTATGGGTATTTGACCTACTTCGATTGGTCTACCACAGCTGCTGTTGATGACGAATTGTGGTTTTCCAATGTCAACCCGTGCTTTGCACCAACCATCCAGTCAGGAACTACCAACTTCTACTACAGCACGCCCCTCCCAGTGGCGATTGCTAGTTGGCCTTTCAGATACTGGTCTGGGACGTTGGTTTACCGTTTTGTCGTGCAGGCATCTGCTTTTCATCGCGGTAAGTTGCGGTTTTACTACCAACCTGTGTCTACCACCTCTGGAGCTACGTCTTTCACGTCTACTTTCTCATACATTTTGGATTTGGAAGAGACGCGTGACGTTGAGCTCGAGGTTACCTGGGCGCAATCTATTGGTTGGTGTCTTACCCTCAAGGACAAGAATACTCTCTACTGGAAAACCCCTTCTGGTGGTATTCCGGGCTCGAATGTCAATACCTTCAATGGCATCTTGCGAGTTACTGTCTTGAATACTTTGCAAGCTCCTATTGCCTCTTCTAGCGTGCGCTTGAATGTCTTCGTGCGCGCTGGCGATGATTTCCGGGTGGCGGTCCCTGACCAACCAGGAGATTCTATGCTTGCATATATGGCCACAACTGATGAGCGAGTGGTTGATACTGGCACCACTGCGGATGTTACGGTTCCCAAGACACTTGCGGTGATGGAACCACACAGAGTAGCTCCTGAGCTGCTCTTGTCTACCATGGGTGAAGAAGTTACTTCTTTTCGCCAGCTCATAAAACGTTGGGCGGTCAATGTTGCTCATGAAGTTGAAGCGGATGGACAAGACGGCGGATTTCTGGACCTGCCTATGTACCCTATCCCCCGCGGCCAGTGGCCGTCAGGGCAGGTTCCAGCTTTAGCACATTTCACATACGCCGTTTCTAACTACTATTGGAATGACGCGCCACTATCACCTTTCCACCTTATGAGTGCGTGCCATCTTGGCGTTCGCGGCTCTATGAAGTGGCGGCTGTTCCAATTCCGGCCCCAACCCTGCCTTGTTAAGAGAAACCGGATTCCACAAGGTCAGGAACTGTACCCCTACACGCCATGGGATTTTACCACTGGAGCTCTTCAGGCCGGCGCCTATACCACCGATCTTGGGTGGGTAGGAGCCTCTGTGGCACAGAAGAATGTCAATGATGGGAATCTCGACTGGTCATTGCCGTATTATTGTCCTTATCGTTTTAAGTTTAATACGGATTTACCGGCGTTAGACGGTCAAGGAAAAGATACCGATATGTCACAGATATTGTTTTATCAATTCCACGATAGTACGTTGCCTAAGGCGTGGTTGCAGGGTATCTCGTATTATGCTGCGGGTGAAGACTTGACTTTTGTCAAGTTTATGTACACCCCAGTTTTAATGTGGTAT